AACTCAGGAGTTCCGCGTTTTGCGGAATTCTTGACGATCCAAGCTGCGTATTCGTCGGCTGTTGCCATTTATTGACCTCCACGCAGGATTGCGTCAGCCTGTGAGCGAATATTTGCTGGCGCTGCCGCAGCTGCTGCCGCAGGCACTTGTGCTTGGTTAGTTGGAATCTGAGAAACAAGTTGCTGGCGTCTGTCTTCTGCCATCTGCTCTGGTGAGCGATATTTTTTCGATACATCTACAACAATGCGTTGCGCAAAGTCGTTGAATGTCTCGCCAGGCTTGGTCGCATAGTCGCCAGCAACAAATGTGTTCTTGGCGCGTGTGAGCGTGCCGTTGTTCTGGGCAAGCCAGTCTGTCTTGGCGTTGTTGATGGATGCATCAACGTCTTGCAGTTTGGCCATACCACGCAAGAAGCTGGACAAGTCACCAGCAGATGCGTTGTCGCTTGGGAAGCCTTTCAGAGCCATTGCAATGTCTTTGTCGGTGGCTGGGCCTGGTGGCAAGGACTTGATGGCCGCTGTGTTGCGAAGGCGTGTGTATTCTTGGCGCAGTTGCGTCATGCCGCCTTGGAAACCTGCACCTTTTTTCAAGAAGTCTGAGGCGCTTGAGAACACACCATAACCGCCACCAGCCTCATCAAGGCGCTTTGCCAAGTCATTGAACTGCTGGGCTGATTGCTTAGAGGTTGCTGATAGGGTCGCAGACTCGTTGATCAGCTTGCGAGTGTCTGCTGGAATGTCATTCAACTTGCTCTGAATGCTAGACATTTTTTCAGCAACATCTGCGGCTGTTTTTTGAGTATCAAGATTCAAACGTGCAGAACGATCACCAATTTGACTTCGCAGATTGTTGATGTCCCAGTTGGTCTTATTCAGGCCTGCAATTTCGACTTGCTCTGCATATTTCGCTTTAACCTTAGCCGCATTTGCATCTGCTGTTGCTTTGGCCGCATCTGCTGCTGCCTTTTCTGCTGCATTGGTGGCTGTGGCTTGAGCTGTAGTTGCCTCAGCAACTGCTTTGTCTGCTGCTGCTATGGCTTGTGTCAATTCTGCTGGTGCTTTAGCTTGCGCTCTGAGTTCACCACCAAGTTTGACTGCGCTTTCGATTACCTTGTCGCCACCAGGCATTTGCGAAATAGTGAATCCAAAATAATCCTCAGTTGCCTTTGGGTTTTCTTTGGCCACATTGCGCCAAGTCTCCAAGAATTTTGCACCTTCTTCATCGCCACTGTTGCGTTTTCCTTCAATCTGACGATCAAGCAAACTGATAGCGATCTCTGGTTGTCCTGCTTTGAATGCAGAAAATACTTGGCCAGATTGTTGCAATGCTGCATTCTGACGTTCGCCTGAAAGCATATTAAAACTCTCGCGCACAGACTTTGCCTGTGTTTCTGGCAAGACCATTGCAAGATTGGCATAGTCGGCAGCGGTTGCATTTGGCTGGCGCAGCTTTGCAAATCCTTCTTGAATCAGTTTTTGATTGGCTAATTGCTGTTGCTGTTGCTCTTGCTTAAGCCTTGATTCCTGAATGCTTGCGCCTGTTTGGAAAGCGCTCAAGAATGACTGTGTTGGGTCTTGGATTTGAACCCCATAGTTGATAGGTTGCATCAGAATTTACCTCCGAGACCGCTAAATAATCCAAGGCCACCAGAGATTGCTGCAGGAATTGCACCAAATGCTCTGCCCTGTGCGATTTCAGCTCCAGCTTGTGCTGCACCTTGTTGTCCAAGTAATGTGGCCACGTTTGTTCCAGTTGTTTGAGCTGCCGCACCAGTACCAGCTGCAGATGCTTGGCCAAGTCGTGCTAAGTTACCTGTTGTTTCTGCACCAAGTGCAGTCATACCACCCAAGCGTCCATATTGCTGATCAATCAGACTAGAAAGCAATGCTGGTCTAAACTGTGCCAGTGCACCTTGGATGTTTCCACCACGCAAACCACCAGTGGCCGATGCGCGTTGCAAAAGAGCTTCCTCACCTTGACCAGCAAGGGCTTGGAATGTTTCTCCGCTTCTAATGCGCTCAATTGCCGCACGTTCTGCCTCTGGCCCACGAAGGCCAAGCAGTGCTTGTTGCTCTTCAAGTGCTGGTGCGCCTGCTGCTGCGAATGGCGCAAGGCCTCCAAGCGCTTTTTCTCCTGCCATAGAGTACGGCTTGAGCAGTTCCTGAACTTTATCAAATTGCCTGCGCTGTTCTTCAATGCCAGCTTGTGATGCACCTGTTTGTGCTGCTGCTGCGCTTTCTGCCGCATCTGCTTGAGCCATGCCAGAGATGAGTGTGGCACCACCAACGGCAATGCCTGCTAGTGCTGCTCCTGATAATCCAAATGTCATTTTGATTCCTCCAATTGCGCTGTCTGTGCAGTTTCAAGAGCTATTGCTGGCGCTGGAATGGTGAACATATCCCACAGCGCTTGTGGGTCTTGCTCGTTGCTTGGGTTTGCGTGAAATGTTGTGACTTCGACTTCTGTCAAAGCAATGCCAGCACGCTTGGTGCCAATCTTTGAGACGCTCATGTCTCCTGCTTTAAGAGTGCGTGGGCCGTTGTCTGTGCTGACAATCAACTCGCCTTTACGCACCAAGAAAAACGATTCTTCTTTGTGAACTGCGCCAGTTAAAACGGTGCCAGCAGGAATGTGCATTGTCCGAGCGTACAGGCCATTGCAGAAGTCGTGATCGACAGGCATGTCCACCTGAGGCAGCTTGAGCAGCTCGGCCTCTAGGCGATAGATTGGCAGGTGCTCGGCTGGAACACCAGCTTTGACTTGCTGAACCGCAACATGACTCATCGAAAACTCCTGTGCAGGGGCTTGTGAGCTACTGGCGGCTCGAACGGCTCAGTGCTGACTATTTTCCCACATTTTGGCATTTGGTCAATCTTCCATTTCAAATTCACGTTCTTCCCATGCCTGGCAGACGCGCAGGTCGTGGCAAATGAACTCGAATTTGGTGCAGTAACCACGGAAACCAGCATCGGTGTCCCAGTCATTGCGTGGGATACGCTCCATCTTGGCCTGTGTCATGGTGCTGTTGTCGTAGTACTCGCAGTTTGAGCAGCGACGACGACGAGCTTCTTTTTCGTCCACTTGCATGGCCTTGCCCACAGCGATCCAGTAGGTCTTGTTGGCCGTTGGCTCGTTGCTTGGATTCTCAGGGCCAAGCATCCAGTCATCGATGGCGATCTGGGTGTTCTTTTTATTCTCGGCTGTGCTGATGAATTCCTCATCCATTGGCAAGCCCATAAAGCCCTTTGGCATCATCATGAATTTGTCCATGCTGTTCTCCTTGATTAAGTGATTTCGCGGCCAGATGCGCGGATGGTCAGCGATGTGGCTGCGCTGGCGATTGTGCTGATAAAACTTCCTGATTCCAGCGCTTGGCCAACCAGCTCTGGGAACGTATATGTTTCATCAGGTGCAATGCTTCGAGTGTCCACAATCAAGTTGGTCACGCCAGCTGTGCCGCCACTGGTCACTAAGTTGACGCTGATCGTCACATTGCCTGCCGTGGTATTGGTGGCTGTGAATTTGTCGATTAGCGCTTTGCAGTTGACTGCGGTGTACTGCGTAGTCTGGGCGTTTTCGGCCTGCTTTGGTGGGATCAGAACCTTGATTGATACGGTCATTTCATTCTCCTTATGTGGCTTCGCCACCGCTGGCGATGATTGTGAGGCCAGCAGATGCTGCCTGAATTTGGATTGTGTCGCCTGCGTTCAGCACCTCAATGCCGTTGTATTGCAGAGCATTGTTGGCTGGGACTGACACATCGTATAGGAATGCATTGCCAGTGCCTGCCGAACCTGCAGATGGCACTAAGAACACGCGAACATTGATGGCCGCTGCCGTGGTGTTGGCAATGCTGAATTCCTTGAGCAATGTGCGTGTGCTGGCCGGTACGGTGTAGAGCGTGGTCACGCCTGTAGTGATGGCCGCTTGGCCAAGTTTTGCGGGTGTAATTACATCGAAAGCCATGTGAGCACCTGATTAGATCGCACTGAGGCGGTTTGGTTTGCATAAGGCAAGATGCCATTTACATCATGCGCCAGTTCGATATTGTTACGCACAGGAGCCAGTGCAAGCAAGTCAAGTGCTTGGGACAAGCGTGGAATGGCATCCAAGGCCTGTTGAATTTTGGCATTCAGGACAGCGTCATCGACTGCTGTATCCTGCGCCAGTGCACTGATCTGAGCCAGCGCGTTGTTGGCATTGGCCGCTGCCGTGTCTGCTTGATACTCGAAGTCTGTTCCTGTAATGACCTGAATTTCATCCACAGTAGAAAAAAGCAATTCAAACTGTCTAATCTGTTGCTGATCAGTCAGAAAAGTTGCAAGCTGATCTCGCGTCAGATTTAGTCTGCGGGATGTTGGTGAGGTTGCCATCAGAATGCCAATGCCTCAATCTGAGCTTCAAGACGAACAAATGACACATGAGCATCGCTATCACCACGGAAGCGCTGGATGCGCCAGTTGCGCATGTGGCCTTGCTGAAACCACGCCAATCGCTTAATGGTATTTCCAATCGTGCCAACAGTGATGTATCTGTCTTGGCTCCATGACTTTCCATCCACACTGTAGCTGGTGCTGATCTGTGGGTTGGTTCCTAAAACCACGCTGCCAGTCAAGCTGACTAGCTCTAGCTCGTTAAAGATTGCGCCATTTCCCTCATTGTAGACAATCAGAGTGCCAAATTCCCAGCGCACCTGTTGTCCCCAATGCTCACCAGTGCTTTGCACAAAGTATCCGATAGAGTTGGACTGTGGATCGCCAACCAACCACTTGTCGTAAATCCAGACCATATTGCGTGCGCGATACTGTGAAAATCCGACTACTGTGCTGGCCAACGTAAACCAGACCGCCTCGCCCAATGCCTCGGATGCTGATGCATCATAGACAATGGTGCGGTCTGGAAGATGAACATAAAGGTGCAGATGATTCTTGTCGTTTCGTGCTTCTAGTTGGACGCGAACCAGCTGTGCTTCTGTGTATTGCAACAGCAGATTGTCGATCTCTTGCGTGCTAAGTTTCTGGGTTGTTGCTGATGCGCCAATGTAAATGGATGGCGCTTCGTTTCGGCCACCACCCAAAAATGCAATGCGGTCTAAGAAGATGCAGCATGCATGCGTTCCAAGCACACCCTTTTGAACTTGTGCGCCATCGATGCGTGCGAATGGAAACAGATCACCACCCACATTGTCAAACACCTCAATGGTATTACTGTTGAGCGCATAGACCTCGTTGCGTAGTTTTATCAATGCCACCACAGGGTCTGGATCAACTTCTGAACTGCCGTATTTCAATGGGTTGACAGACAACGGATTAGACAGCTCAGTGACGACCAAATTGGCACCGTCGGTAGTCATGAAATACCCATCCACCCAGCAGAAGTCAAGCACCACGCCAAGGTCTGGATCGGTGTTTTGCGTGAGTGTGGATGCAACTGGGTTCCAAAAATATAGTCGACCACCTGATGCAATGCCTAGCAAGTCGAAGCTGTAGTCCATTGTCACCAGATCAGTGGTTGGCCCACCAACATCGCCCAGAACTGTCACAGCGCCATTACTGGCCACCGACACCAGCTTGGTGCCCATGACTCGGTAGCAGACACCATTCCAGTTGATGCCACCACGGTCAGTGCCTGGTCCTGTGCCATTGGCCACAATGCCATCACCTGGGCGCAGGAATCCATTGCTGATGCCAGATTTCTTTGGCACCGGCATCATGTTGACCGGATAACTGGTGCGCAACTCTGGCGTGTTGTCAGCGTAGATGCCGTTGAGGATTGGGATTTGCATGGCTTACCACTTGACCTTGTTGGCCCAATACGCTGCGCTCATCTTGCCCTTGGCAATGTTCTCAGCGTGTCTGGCCTTGAATGATTCTCGACGAGCTTCGGATGCCTTGGACTCGCCTTCCTTCTTTGGAGACCCAGACACGCCTTGCTGACCAAAGCGAATTGTTTTCACTTGGTCGCCTACCTTGGCCACAACAACATGGCTTTTGGTCGGATGCGATGGAGTGCGCTTGGGCTTGTTGTAGCCCTCGACTCCAATGCGAGCAAGGCGGGTGTCTTTGGTGGCCATGTTAGAAGTTAATGTGAAGTTTGAAGGCTTCCAAGATAACTACATTGTTTGCTGCCGCAGGCTGTGCGGTGAAAGCAAACGTCTGGTCTTGCGTTGCATCTACGGTCAGAACCACATTTGCGCCTGTTGACAAGCCGTGGCCAACTTGGTTGACTGCATTACTTATGATCTGAGAGCTTCCACGGTTGCACATGAGCTTCTGAGCACAGGCACTCTCATTGTTTGCTGCACTAACTGCCATCAAAACACCACCGCCATATGTCATTCCAATATTCTTGGCTGTTGCGCTGTTGGTCAATGTGTACAGCGCATCGATCTCCATGCCGCCTCCAACACCCATTGACCATCCTGGCACTGTGACAGATGCCAGTGTGACCGCTGTGTTGGCCACAGCGACGACTGCGGTGCCATACCAGACCAAGGCAGTCTGTGTTCCAGACTGTGTGCCACTGGTCGTAATGGCTGTACCGCCTGATGATGCAGACACAGTAAAAGTGTTGTCAGACAAAACAGTTTTGACGTAGTAGGTCGTTCCAGCGGACAAGCCTGTTGGCAATGCACCAGTGGTCGTAAATCGAATCGTGTCATTTGCAGAAAGACCGTGGTTTGTCCAAGTAACCACGCCAGGTGCAGCGATGCTGATCGTCACTGTGGAATCAATGTAAGGCAAATCAACGGTAACAGCTGTGCCAGTGGTGTCGGTGTCAAGGTCAGTGACTTCGTAGAAGCCATTTGTGCCAGTGCCGCCAGTCCATGTCACATAAACATCTTCACCAACTGCCACGGCAGCTGTCAGTCCATGAGCGCCAGCGCTATTTAGGCGGACATTGCCAGAGTCGTCATCATAAGTGAGGGTAATGAACGTGGCAGCAGGCTCAACCAAACTAATTGCCTCTAGATTGCCAATCACTAAAGCAGGAAAACTGCGAAGTTGAGGCTGTGCGCCAATGCTGTACTCAACCTGTGCGTTGCGGCTTGAAATGCGCATCACACGATCTTGGGTGTAAGGGCCAAAGGTTTTGGCTGCATTGAACAGGCTTCCAATGGTGGTGTAAATCCACGACTGGCCTGGGTAGGCAGTTTGCAACTGGACAGTGGTTGGCTCGTTGCCAGTGCTGCCAATGCTGATCAATTGGCCTGCTGGAATTGGCAGATCAATCTCGCTTGTGGGTGGTGCTGGTTGAATGAACATGGGGATCTCCTTCAGGTTTAAGCTGCAACAGCCTTAATGACTGCAAAGTTGAAAACAGGCTGCTCGGTAGTTGTGCCGCCAGTTGTGTTGAATGTGATGTTAAAACTTCCAGCAGCCACTGCTGTGACTTTCAGGTCATATAAATCAGTGCCTGATTTTTGGTTCAGGATGATCACATCGGTTGCGGCCACGGTGCTATTTGTCACAGTAAATGTTGCAGCTGTAGCTGAACCTGCTGCGCTGAATAGTGTGATTGCACCAGATGTTTTGTTGATAGTCACACCAGTTGTTCTGCTTGTTCCTTGCGTAACAGCGCCACCAGCTCCAGTGCCATAACCAACGCCAGCCGTTCCTGTCGAAACAATTGTTCCTGTGGCTGTCAAACTTGTGCCAGTAGCTGCTCCAATGTCTGGCGTGACCAATGCTGGACTGGTTGCAAATACCAAAGAGCCTGTGCCTGTTTCATCTGTGACAGCAGCACGAAGATTTGCAGAACTTGGGCTGTTCAAAAATGCTTGGATTGCTGCGTTGTAACCAGATGTTTCATTGGTAACGTTGTACCAAGAATTTGTTGCTTGGTAAAACCTGTAGCAAATTGCAGCGCCAGCAGTCAGCGTAGAAACAGCACCAAAAATAGCCGCTGCGCCATTCAGAGCAATTGTGAAGCTGGTGATGGTCTGCGTGCTTGTGATGAGCACCTGTGTGCCATCTGGCACACCTGTGTTTAATGGAAGCGTCACTGTGCCTGCGGCCAGAGTTCCAGCAGGCTGAATGATCATCCATTGCTGCTCACTGGTTGGTGTTGGCACTGTAATGTTGAAGCCGGTGCCTGGCGTATACAGGTTGGTGGCCACAGTTGGGGCTGCAAATGTCTGCTCAAAGTATTGCAGCAGCTGCGTGATCGAGACCTTGCGAGCATCGCCATTGTTGGAGACATAAACAGGAAGCAGATCACCGCCAGAGACTTGGCTGATGCCTGATAGTTGATTGATGGTTGGCATGATTGTGTTTCCTCAGTTGAATTCGAGTGGGCCATCTTGACCGGCCAAGACTGGATCGACAGGTGGACGGATGAAAGGATTGTCGTATACGCGCCAAGGCTTGTTGCCTGCGCCTGCTGGCAT